TGCGCATATAGTCCACGAAAGCGGCCTTATGCTCATCAACGCTCTTGGTGTCCAAGCCCGAACCGGGGCGGTTTGCCTTGGTTTCGACTTCTTCAAGGCGCTTTTCAATCGCCTTTTGTGCCAATTCGGCGTCCTGCTTGGCTTTCAACGTGACCGCAAGATCAGATTCCATGCGCCCAATCTTTTCGGATTGCACAACATCTTGCGATTTCATGCCGTCGACTTCGCTGCGCAGTGCGGCGATGGTTTTGTTGCCCTCTTCGATGAGGGGCTTAAGGTCGTCAAGTGCCATGATAGGCTCCTATTTTGATGATTTCAAAGTGTGCAACGGGCTTTCAACAGCGCCGCTACGGCCTCGATGCCATCACCAGCGTCCTGCATGGATTTGATTGCATCATACCCGCCAGCCATTAGCTTGCGGGCAACTGAACGGCTCAACCCAGCGTCCTGCGTGAGTAAGCGCTCAAAATCTCTTTCTGTCATTTCTGCGGCCTTGGTCGCATCAATTCTAGCCGTGGGAAGCATCGGGAAAGTTACAATCGACACCTCCCAAAGGTCCAATTCCTGCAAAAGGCGTTCACCCTTTGCCCCGCGTCCAGCCTTTATCGTGCGGTAGCCAATCGACAACCCGTCAATCGCGCCCGCCGACAGCAAAGCCGCCGCCTCTTTGCCCTTGGCAACGTCCGAAAGAATGCGGCCCTTAACAAAAAGCCCTTTATCATCCTCGCGGATTTCATCCCATACGCCGATGGGCTGGCTAGGATCGTGCTGCCAAAGCATCTTGACGTTGCGCCCAGCCGCCGTAAGCGCCTTCAAAGACGCCGTATAAGCCCCGGCAACAACAACATCGCCGCCATTGTCCAACTCGCCAAACAAAGACGCATAGCCCTGAATGATGCCGCTTTCAGCCGCTTTTTTATCAAGAGGCAGCGCCCCGTGGTCAAATAGACCCTCATGGATTCCCATTGTCTGTCCCTTTCGCCGCCTGATCCATCGCACCGCGTGAAACCGTGTTGGCCCAATCCTCATCAATGGGATTTAAGCCAACCTCGCTGCGGATTTCATTCTGTGACATCCAAGCAGCTTGACCGCCTGCGCCAAGTGCCTTCGTGTAATATTCGGCTTGGTCTTTGAAGTCGCCGCGCAAAAGGTTGCGCTCGTCCAGATCAAACTTTAGCCCCGGCGCGTTGCCCAGAATGTCCCGCGCCGCTGCCTGCTCGAACCGCTCAATCCAAGGTCCAAGCGTGTGAATGACGTGCATACGAAACATTTGTTCCGCGCTGGCATAGGTCGCGGCCTTGTCTGCCTGCATGATCATAATCGGTTGCACCCGTAGCGCGCGGGCGATTTCTTCAATCTGCATCCGCCGCGTTTCAAGGTGCTGCGCGTCAACGCTTGTCATAGTCATGCTGTGGAACTTGGCATCACCGTCCAGCACTGCGATCCCGCCGTCACCGTTCGGCCCGTAGCGTTGCTGCCATGTGTCGCGCAGCTTTGCCGTTGTTTCTGGTGCCAGCTTGCCTGCGAATGATAGGATGCCCGAAGGCTTGCCGCCATTGCCCGCAAGTTTTGATTGCTGCTTTTCCAGCGCGATAGATAGCCCAATGGCCTCACGCGCCTGCCGTACTGCTGCCAATCCATCAAACCCATTCAGAGAAGGCCCACGAATATAGAAAACCTGCGACTGATCAAAGAAGCCGTGCGTTTTGTCTGAATAATCAACGCGGATGCGCAAAGACCAATCTGGCATTTGCTCCACCGACCAACTGCCTGCCGGGACGGGCAGCAACTCGCGCACCTCACCACCGACCACATTCTTAATCGCAATCGCGCCCTTGCCGACCACGGCGTTAAAAATCATTCCCTCGCGGAACTCATAGGACGTTTGCCAGCTATTCGGGCGAACAGCCAACAACTTATGCGCCCAATGGTCGCGCTCAATCTTCAAACTGCCCAAGTAAGACTTGGTGAAGTCCTCTGAAATTAGTCGCACGGGCATTTGCGCCAAGCCCTCGGCAATGACCCGCGCGCCGCAAAATACCGCCGTGACATCTAGCGCCGTGTGTTCATTTACAACCGCGCCCGATGCAGACCCCCAGCCAATCCAGCCCGCAAGCCGCGACATGGCGTCAATTGATGTACTTTTGCGCAAGAAACCTAGCATCAAAGCACCATCAACCCATCTGTTTCAAGGTAAGATTCAACATTATTGCCTGCCCTCGCGGTTGCCGCGCCCGTCGCCATTGCCAAAGCGACCGCCATATCAATGCGCGCTGTGGCCTTGTGTTTCGTGAACCGCCGCAAATCAGCGGGCGAACGGTCAAAGGTTGCCGACATAACGGCAGACCGCAGCGCCGGGTTTACATGCACCCGAATGCGGCCTTCCATGATCAGCGTTTCCAACTCATCAACAGATCCCGGCATCCACAGGTGGATTTCTTCGCCGTCCTCGGTTTCCCGCTTGCGCTTGTTCCACCCTTGCGGATGGTCAAGGATTGGCAGGCTTGACCCCATGTCGCCCAGTATCGCCTCGAAATCGCCTATCAGATAATTGTCATATGCGACAAAATCCAATTCGTACAAATCAGCATCATCAAGCAAATCCTGCGCGACAAAATCCAGCCGCGTCTTTTGCCCCGGCGTTGCCGTTACATATCCAGCCTCGGCCCACAGATGATAAGGCGCGCCGTCTTTTTCAGACCGCGCCATCATCGTATCGGCTGGCGTGTAGCCATGCACAAAGGCCGCGAATTTCTGCTTGCCGTCCTCGGTCAGCCCGTCATCAAACATCAAAGCCTTGGCGGTAAGGTCAGCTTTGGCCGACAAATCCAGCCCGCCCCAGCATTTCTTGCCCGCGAAGTCCTCAATTAATAGGCTTGCATCCTCTACGCTTTCCCACATTGCGCGGCTGATCCAAGCGCTTTCAGCATCTGTCCATTGGCAGAAGTGCAAACGCCGAATCCCGTTGGCCTTTGCCGCAATGTCTTTGGCCTGCTTAACCTGAATTGCCAGATAGTCGGCGGTAATAGTCACGCCCAAAAGCGGGTTAGCTTTGATCCAACATGACGGATCGTTGAAAGGATCATCAGCATCATCAAGTGCGCAGACATAAGAAAATGTGGTGTCGTCCTCGACCTCGCCAGATGCCACCGCGACCGCGTGTTTGCGTTCCTGCCAGCAAATACTTTTCCGGTCTGACCCGCTGTTGGTAATCATCACAAGCAAGGGTTGCTCGCGAAACTTGAAACCACGCTCAAGGATTTCAATGACGCCGCCATCAGGATGCTCATGCACCTCATCGCAAAGTGCAAAATGTGGACGTGGCCCCGAACCCGTCTTTTTGGTTTCCCGCGATACTGGCCGAAAAAAGCTGCCCGACTTCATATGGGCCAGGTTGTATTCCCGCCCCGGCCCGCCCGACCTGCGGATAACGCGGTCAAGGCTAGTGGATTTATCAACCATCGAAACAGCATCCCGAAACAGGATGCCCGCTTGTTCTTTTGTTGCGCCCGCCGCATAGATTTGCGCACCGCTTTCCCCATCCGAAACCATGCCATAAAGGCCAATCGCGCCGACCATCGGGCTTTTGCCGTTGCCCTTGCCTTGCTCAATATAGGCGCGGCGAAACCTACGCTTGCCAGTCTTGGACCATTTCCAGCCAAACAGAGAACCGCAGATAAACTTTTGTGAAGGCTCCAACTCAAACGGTCGCCCGTCAAACTGACCATCAGACAACCGCAACACGGTCCGGCAAAATCCAAAGAACCTTTCGGCTGCGTCTACATCCCAAACCAAGCCGCGCTTCGGCCCGTCGATCAGATCCCGCAAGTGACGTGCGCAGGCATCCCGAACGTGTGGCCCTGCTATAATCTCGCCAGCCGTTACCGCTTGCGCGTAGGCTGTGGCGGGGTCAGTTGAGATATTCACTGGCCGCGTCACCATCATCTTTTTCCATTGCTGATATGCGCGACCTAGACGAAGGCGTCATTCCAAACTCTGCCGCATACCGCACCATGTCAGCCATTGCCTTATTGGCCACACCGACAAGCGGGTTTTGAATCATGTTGCCGCTGACCGTCTTGATGATCAGCCCGTCAGCTTGGTTGCTCATCTTTGCAAGCGCCCGTTCCGCCTGTGTCCACCGCCCGTAGGCTTGGCAATATGCTGCCAGCGCAGCGCGATCCAGCCCGCTCAAAATACCAAGCGCGTCCAGTTCATCCTCAATTCGTTCCCATTCTTCTTGCGCATCAGCGTTTAAATGCGCGGGAGGCTTGGGCCTGCGGCTCTTAGGTTGCGGCTCATCCTTTGGCAGTTGCCGTTTGCCGGGGTTTCCCGTGACGATCTTAACACTCGTCGGCGTTGGTTTAGCCCCGCGAATAGACATTACGCAGCCAACCGCTCGGCCTGCAACTCTGCAAGCGTTTGGCCTGTGGCTTCAAGCGTGGCCTGCTGGCCTGTGAACTCCTGCCAGCGCTGGACAATCACATCGCAATACTTAGGGTCGAGTTCCATCATGCGGCAGTCGCGGGCTGTCTTTTCGCAGGCGATTAGTGTTGTTCCAGTGCCCCCAAAGCAGTCAATCACGATAGCATTCATGCCGGTGAAGTTGGTGACGATATTTTCGGGAAGGTAGACAGGGAAAGTTGCCTTGTGGATGTCGGAGTATTCGTTGCCGGATGCACCCGCGCCTTCAATGACGTTCCAATAAGTGCCTTGACCAAATTGCGGATTAACGAACTTTCTCTTTCCGTCGCCGAAACACAGAATGAACTCAACCAAGTTATTGATGACGCCCTTTTGGATATGGGGCGCGGCTGTTTTCTTTTTCCAGTAAATCACGTCTTTAAACGTGTCGCCGAAAGCGTCAACCATCTTAAAAATGGTGCGCTTATTGTCTTGCACAATCCCGATATTGTAAAAAACCTCATCAGACACAGCCAACATGCAAGCCATGTTTGCACTGAGGAAATCAAAAAACTCATCCGATGTCTGGTTATCGTCAAAAGAGTTGTACTTCTTGCCTGTGGTCTTGTTGCCTTTGATGTTTAGCGATCCCGCATTGTAAGGGGGTGAAGTAAAACAGATGTTCGCCTTGCGCCCATCCATCAGCCGCTCAACCGCGTCGATGCTGGTGCTATCCCCGCACATCAGCCGATGCCGCCCCAGCAGCCACACATCGCCCAGAACCGTCGCAGGCTCGTCAGGCACGTCCGGCACCGCGTCCTCGTCGGTCAGCCCCTCGGTAGGATCGGCCAAGAACGCAGCCAACTCATCCGGGCCAAAACCTGTCAGGCTCAAGTCAAAATCAAGGTCGGACAACTCGCCCAACTCAACCTTCAACATCGCATCATCCCAACCAGCGTTCAGGGCCAGCTTATTGTCCGCGATGATGTAAGCCCGCTTCTGCCCCTCGGTCCATCCCGTTGCAATCATGCAAGGCACCTCATCGATGCCCAACTGCTGCGCGGCCAAGATGCGTCCATGCCCAGCGATAAGGCCACCGTCAGCCTCGATCAGCACAGGCACCGTCCAGCCCCATTCCTTGATGCTGGCTGCTATCTGTGAAACCTGCTCAGCGCTGTGCGTCCGGCTGTTTCTTGCATATGGGATCAGGTCAGCAACCTTGCGGCGCTCGACATTATCAGCTGGC